CACACAGCCCGTTGCGACGGACAACTGTATGAATGACGACGTCAACCGACACCTAACTAAAACAATAACAATCCAAAAGGAGAAATAAAAAACTATGGCAAATCCAGCCTTAAACGCATCTCTCCCTGCTTCACGTGTTGGTTATAATTTCAATACCGATAACTCAACTACGTCGAACGCATTGGAGAACGCCTTGTTCCTCAAGGTATTCAGTGGTGAGATTCTCACTGCTTTCGAAGACGCTAACATAATGAAAGGTCTTCACACTATTCGTACCATCTCTAATGGTAAATCAGCTCAGTTCCCTGTTACAGGTATCGCTTCTGCGAAATACCACACTCCGGGTAACTCTCTGTTAGAATCAGTTGATGGAAGTGGTAACTCTACATACTTATCTGACATTCAAAAATCAGAGAAAGTTATCCTTATCGACGAGATGTTAACTTCATCAACATTCCTAGCGAACATTGATGAGCTTAAAACTCACTTCGATATTCGTTCAGTATACGCCCAAGAACTTGGTAAAGCACTAGCTAAGAGATTCGACATTGCTACAATGAAGACTCTTTACCTTGCTTCTAAAGCATCTGCTAACATCACAGGTGTAACTGACGGTGGCTCATCAGTCCACATTCCTTCAGCTACATTGAAGACAACTGCAGGTATCATTGATGCCTTGTTCACAATGGCTCAAACACTTGATGAGAAGAACGCACCTCAAGAAGGTCGTTTCGCTATCCTTCACCCTTCAACTTACTACCAATTAATTACAGCCGACAATGGTAATGTAGTTAACTCAGCAGTAAATACAGACGTTGGTGGAACAGGTAGCCTTGCAACAGGTACTATACCTATGGTTGCAGGTATCAGCTTATTCAAGTCTAACCACATCGTAGACGTCGCAGGAGCTCTTAACACTAAGAACTCAATTGATTCTACAAGTGGTGCTGTTCAGCCTACATTATCCGGTACAACCGGTTATGATGGTGACTTCCGTGCTTTACGTCACGGTGCAGGTACAACTGCTGATCCACACGTTTATGGTATCATCGGTGGTACAAAAGAAGCTATCGGTACAGTTAAGTTATTAGACTTAGCTACTGAATCTGAGTATCAAATCGAAAGACAAGGTACATTGTTCGTTGCTAAATATGCAATGGGACACGGTGTACTACGTCCCGAGTGTGCTGTCTCTATCGTTCCGGAAGAAGGAAATACAGGAGCTGACGCAGTCTCAGACAACTAATTCTTAATTCAACTCGAAACCCTCATAGGTCTATTCCTATGGGGGTTTCCCTTTTTATAAAATTTTATTATGTCTCATACTTACCTTCACAACGACAACAACCCCGTAGATTGGTTTGGTAACGATTACGACTTTTCATCATCAATGGGTGTATTCCAAATCGATATGAATATGTTCTACGAAGATGCTGTTGGAGGCCCTAGTGGTACACTTGATGGTCAATCAGTTAGTAGTCTTGCATTACATTTAAATGAAACTACAGGTGATGTTCGTTATGTTTACTTTGTTTTGATGCGTTACTTGTTCGATAAGTATACGGCAAAAAAGAACTCTAGTACTCACGTTATGCCTAGAGCTTTCAAAATGACTAGAAGTCAAGTAAGAGATAGAGACAATAATAAACGACACACAACATACACAATTACTTTTGTTGAAAACGAATCATCTGTTACAGACACAGTTGGTAGTCGTTTCTTAACCCCCGAATCACAATTATAATTTATGTCCACTACAACTCTACATGACGCTGTCAACACTTGTCTTAGTGTAATAGGAGAACCTGCTCTTACTACAGCAAATACAAGTACTAATCCTAATGCAGTCATTGCTCGTCAGATTATTGAAGAAGTAAATAGAGAAACTCAATCTAAGGGTTGGTGGTTTAATACAAGTGGTGGTACTATAACTATTGAGCCAAACGCTTCTGATGATTTTAACACTAATATTCCCGAGGAAGCAGTAAGATACATTACTATTCGTTCTGCTAGAGTTATGCAGAGTCGTTTCCTTAGTTCTGAGGAGTTACACAAATTCAGCTTTAATGAAGAGCAAGTGGCTTTTGCGATCCTGTCAGCTAGACAAGCAAAGGAGAGTGGTACGACGACGTCGTTTACAGCTATACCCGACACAGTTAAGAATATGGGTATTGAGGAAGTGTTATTCCTTCAACAAAGTGCCGAAGAAAAACTTTTAACTATTCGTCTTAATACAGAACTTAAGCAAGGCGAAAAACTATCTGCCGAAAAGTTATTAATTGATGCTCAAAGATTAGGCGTCAACGAAGACACTAACCTTAAGAAGGTACAGCAATCTGATATAAGTGCTGATATAAACATCAAAGGTAAACAAGGATCACTTGTGGATGCACAAACAGCTACTGAAGGTTCAAAGAAACTAGATGTTGAAGCAGATACTGATTTAAAAGGTAAGCAGGGATCACTTATAGACACACAAGCTGATACCGAAAAAGTAAGACAGGCTGACATTGGTGCTGACATAAGCATTAAAGGTAAACAAGGGTCACTCGTGGATGCACAAACAGCCACAGAGGGTTCGAAGAAGTTAGATGTCGAAGCTGACACTACTATTAAAGGTAAGCAGGGTAATCTTATCGATGAACAGGTAAATACTGAGAAAGTCAGACAATCAGATATTAGTGCTGACGTAGGTATTAAAGAAGCAACAAGACTACGTGTTCACGAAGAAACAGATCTTTTACAACAACAGTTTATCACTGAAATCGCTGAAAGTGACAAGCGTCAAAAAGAAGCAGAGTTAATAGAAGGTCAACGTCTCAAACTTAATGAAGAGACAATGCTCACTATTAGCCAAAGAGAGCTTTTAGAACAACAGAAATTAACTGAAGAAGAGAACACAACTAAGACACTTAGAGAATACAATTTAATCCAAGCTCAAGAAGAAAAGACTGACTCTGAGAAAACAAATGTTCAAGCTGATACTACTCTTAAAGGTAAACAAGGTAGTCTTATAGACGAACAAACAAATACTGAAAAAGTACGTCAGTCAGATATAAGTGCAGATGTAAGTATTAAAGGTAAACAAGGATCACTTGTCGACGCACAAACAGCCACAGAGGGTTCTAGGAAACTTGATGTTGAAGCTGATACTAGTTTAAAAACTAAACAAGGTAATCTTCTTGATGAACAAGTAGACACAGAGAAAGTACGTCAATCAGATATTAGTGCTGATATAAGTATTAAAGGTAAACAAGGGTCACTTGTAGATGCACAAACAGCTACCGAGGGCTCAAAGAAACTCGATGTTGAAGCCGATACAACCATTAAGACTAAACAAGGTGCTTTAATTGATGAGCAAGTAAATACTGAACAAGTACGTCAATCTGACCTTAGTGCTGATATTAATTTAAAAGGTAAACAAGGAGCTTTAGTTGATTCTCAAGAACTTAAAACCGATGCTGAGAAACTCTTAGTAGACGCTCAGACTGCTCTAACAGCTGACCAAGAAGCTAAGACAGTAGCTGAAAAAGAATTACTACAGGCTCAGAAAACTAAGTTAGATGAAGAAACATCTTACATAGTAACTGAAGAAAAGAATTATAACGATAATGGAGGTGCTATTTTAACGATTGGTGGTGTACCTCACTCTTATAAAGACTTTAGACCGGAAATGCGTATAATGGGTTTCCAAGAAACTGCATTTAATGGTTTACCTGCTTATAAGAAGAAAGAGCTATTAAAAGATGCTAGTGCTATGCGTACATCAAGAACGGTAAATAATGCTTCTAATATAGACTTTGTAAATAACATTTTAAGATATATTGGTGAAGAACAAGTTACTAATACAAGTCAATCATCACTCGCTACTGAAGCATATGAGTTAATGTTAAAAACTAACACAGAGTTACAAGCTCGTGGTTGGTGGTTTAATACAGAGACAGACGTAGACGTCGTTCCGGTTAATTCACTTATTAGTTACCTAGCTACTTGGTTAAGTATAGAACTAAATGATGTACCAACAACAAAACAGAAGGTAGGAAATGCCTTTTATCTTAGGAATTTAGATACTAAAAAGTACAATGATTGGGAAGGCACACAAAAAGCCACTATTATTTACAAACGTGATCTTGACGAAACGCCACAGAAGTTCCAAGAGTATGTCGAAGTAAGAACTGCTAGATTACTAACAGAGCTATACCCACAAAGTGGTATTGATATACAACGTCTACCAAAGCTAGAGCAAGAGCTTGAAACTTACTTTAAGGATCGACAAAACGATCAAGGTAATTATAATATATTCAATAATTACGACACAGCTACTAGAGTAGGTGTTAACAGAAACTACGACCTAGTTTAATATGCCATTAGTAAATACTTCTATACCAAATATAATCGGAGGTGTTACACAACAACCCGATTCAACTAGATTTTCCGGACAATGCGAGCTACAGGAAAACGCTTTGGTAAGTGTGGTCGATGGGTTGACTAAGAGACCACCTTTAAAACTTATTAAAAAGATTAATTCTGCTGTTCTTAATGGAAACACTAAGTGTCATTTTATTAACCGAAGTGATACAGAGAAATATGTCATAACAATCGAAAAAAATAGTGCCACACAAAACAGAATGCGTATATTTAACGCTATTACAGGTGATCCTTGTACGATTGATGGTAACAACAGTATTACATATGATGTCTCTAATGGTACAACTGAATTACAGAAAGTACAAAACTATTTATACACCGATGATCCACAGAGTAATCTCAAGATGTTGACTATAGGTGATACTACCTTAGTGGTAAACAAAACCCAACAAGTTCAAACAGCGACGACGGCTACGCCCGAATACGAGAAAGAAGCCATTGTTTATGTTGCTCAAGGTGACTACGAAAAAACATATGAGGTTCGTCTTGGTCATCCTAATATTTGTACTTTAACAAAACACGGAAGAAGAATACAATCTTCGGGAGGCCCTTCTCCTCCAAGCTTACGTGAATATTATGGTATAATAGATGGAGGAAATGGTTACGTAGATGACACCATTTATTCAAAGGTGATAAACAGAAATTTTGATCCTTCTACACCTAGTAGCTACAACCTTGAAATACGCTCTAATTCATCAAAAACCGGTCACGTAAGTGGTGTTATTAACGAAATGAGAATAACAAGTAGTTATGGTAATGGATACGATAGTGGGTGGAAATCGGGTGTAAGAGATGCTAGCTTCACTTTTGACAATGATCCAAATTTACTAATGGCATTTAATCTTGGCCCGGGAGGGGGTAATATGCTAGGGCTAGTACCTGCAACCCCTCCGAATGTAACGGTTAACTATAGCTATGGAACTGCGAGTTATAAATCACCTGCGTCGGATGCAACTACAGGAGGTGAAGGTGCAGATACTGAATATATTCTAAGTGGACTAAGAGGTGCTTGTAATTCAGTTTTTGGAAGTAGTTTTGATGTTACTCAAAACGGTAACAGTTTATCACTAAAATTAAAAAGTTCTGTATCGGGTGATTTTCAAATTTCTACAACTGATGGAGGTAATAATAACTTCTTAAAAAGTATTTATAAAGAGGTCGACACAATCACCGATTTACCACTTCTTAACAAAAATGGATTTGTGTGTAAAATCAAAGGTGAGCCTACTCTTGGTTCAGATGATATGTATGTTAAGTTTGTTACTAGAGATGGAGCAAATTGGGGACGAGGAGCTTATGAAGAAACTGTCGGGCCGGACTCTATAACCGGATTAAATAATGAAACTTTACCTGTTCAAATTGTGTCTGAGAGCCTTAATGTTTTCACTACATCTCTTACTACTTATCAAGATAGAATCTGTGGTGATCAAACTACAAATCCTTTACCAAGCTTTGAGGGTAGTTATATTTCAAATTTATTTTTGTTTAAGAATCGATTAGGTTTTCTTGCAAATGAAAATGTTGTTCTTTCTGAAGCAGGTAACTTCTTTAACTTCTTTAGAAGCACAATGACTCAACTACTTGATACTGACCTTATTGATGTTGGTGTTAATAGTGGTGCTGTTACACAGTTAGAATCATCAGCTCAGTTTCAAGAGAATTTAATTCTATTTTCCAATACAGGTCAGTTTGTGTTGAAAGGTGGTGACTTACTTACACCAAGGTCAGTTTCGGTTACTAACATAACTAACTTTGATGTAGACACTACTGTTGATCCAATTAATGTTGGGTCATACATTTACTTTGCAACTGAACGTGATAATCATACAGCTTTTAGAGAGTTTCAATTAAACAGTACGACCGACGTCTACGACTCCGTTGAAATAACCGAACAGATACCGAGGTACATACCTAGAAACATAACAGCAGTCGCAGGTACAGCAACTGAAGATATTATAGCAGTATTAAGTTCAGATACTTCAAATGTACTATATGTCTATAAGTATTACTTTAACAATAACCAAAAATTACTTAGTTCTTGGTCAAAGTTTGTCTTTGATTCGAGAGCTCAAATTCTTGGAATTGGATTTATGGATTCAGAACTGAAAGTAGTTGTAAACGTAACTCAAAGTCCTAATACAAAGTGTCTCTTGTGTAGTATGAATCTACAAGCAAATCCATCAGACAATGAAATATACGTGGATTTCCAACAAACAGGAACAACAGATGCTAATGGTCAGTTTGATATTGAATTAATATTTAGTGGTTATCACACTTTTAAAAACAGCGATGGTTCTCGTATAAGTCCTAATACATACACAGGTGGAGGTAAATTATTTAATCCAAACACAAACCCTCTTAATCCGGGTGCAAATGTTGCTGTTACTGCCGGTAATGCTTACACGATGAAATATCGGTTCTCTGATCAGTTATTTAAACTACCATCAGAAAAAGGTAAAACAGTAAGTGCAAGTCTAAATGCTAAACTTAGAAACTTAAACTTATTTGTTGACAAAACAGGCTTTTTACAAGTAAAAGTATCGCAGGAAGATAGAAGTTTACAAACAAGCACTTTGGGTAGTGATACGAGTAGAAACCTTGTAGAAGATAACCACCGTTTTCCTGTTTATTCAGATCCGAAAAATGTTACAATTGATATAGAGAATGCAAGTGGATACCCATCCAACATCCAAACAGTTGAATTTGAATCTTTCGTCCACGGACGATCACAAAGAGTCTAAGATTGTTTCACACCATATAGGTGGTGGTTATGTCCGTTTATCGGTCAACGACGACGTAGACGTCATAGCAAGCAATATAAGGGACATAGACGCCCTTGAGGTAGCTTGTATGGGTCATACCCCTCACGAAGCCCTACAAAGAGGTTTGAGGGATAGTGACGCTTGTTTTACAGCCGTTGCACCTAATGATACACCTGTAGCTATGTTTGGGGCAGGACGTATGCAAGATTACGGTTTTATTTGGTTACTTGGAACTAAGGACTTATATGAGAATAGATATGCCTTTATTAAGGCTTCTCGCAAATACACGCAAATATTAACACGTCCATACACAACAACTTTTAACTTTGTTCATAAAAATAATGAACTAGCGATTAAATGGCTTACATTTTGTAAAGCTCGCTTTCTACGTACAGTTTATTTTAAAGATGAACCTTTTTACGAATTTATAATAATATCAGACAATGTGTGAACCGGTCTCAATGGCAATCGGTTTGGGTGTAGCTCAAGCCGGTGCTCAAACAATGGCTCAAAAACAGCAAGCTAAAGTGCAAGCAGAAATGCAACGCAGAGCTTCAGAGGAAGAACGAAAACGTTATTTAAGACAAGTCTCAGCACAAAGAACCGAGCAGAGAATGCAAAAAATAGCTATGGCTCAAAAGCTACAAGCTAATCAATTACAAGCTGAAAGTGCAAAAGCTACAGCAGGACTATCTGCGTTATCAGCAGGTATTAAAGGTAAATCTGTTGATATGCTATTGAATGATTTCTCACGTAAAGAAGCCCAATATAACTTTAGTGTACAACAACAAGATGAAATTAACGAAATCAACGCCAACATTAATTTGGAAAATGCTATCGGTAACTCAAGGGCAAATCTATTACAGATTAATCAACCTATTGAAGAACCCGATTACTTTGGTAATATTCTTGATGGTGTATCAACAGGTTTCGGTATGTATAACTCAATGAATCAAGCAGGCTTTCAAGGGTTTGCAGGGTTTGGAAAGAAAAACTCTGTAAGCACAATAGCTAAAGCATCACAAAACCCTGCTAATATGGGAATGTTAGACCTTCCCGGTAGAGACCCTTTTAAAACTTATGGCTAAGAATCCACTTAAAGAATTACTAAAATCCGACGGAAGAGAGCAAGTCAACTACGATCCTAGTCAACAAACTCTGTCACCTCGTATTCAAACAGGAGGTAATTATCGGGTAGTTGTTCAACAAACACCTAAAACTAACTCATTAGCTAAATTTGCTAATGCTTTAAAAAAAGGTACTGAGGTGTACGGAGACGTCGTCGACGCTAGTCAGCAAAAAGCAGTCAGAGATATTCAAACAATGTCTGACGAAGAGTTTGATAAACACTACAATGAGCTAATCCAAGGTGACAAAACCACTCGTAGTGTCTTTGGCTATAACAAAGCGTTTCAACAAGCGATTGTAGAACGTAGTTATAAAGAGATTGTACCGACAGAACTTCAAGAGATAGAAAACGAGTTTGAAAAGAGTATTCAAGACTTTGACAGTATTGCAGAGTATGATGAAGCTGTTTCAACTAGAATTGATTCTTATATGAATGAACTAGGTGAACGCTTCAATCAAAACGTGTTTGCACAAGAAGCTCACAATGTGTTAGCAAGTGGTAAATCAGCTAAACTTAAGTTGACTTTACATGATAAATATGAGCAAAAAGCTAGAGAATACATTTCAACTAAAATTCAAGATGATTTAAATAGTGCTTTACAAGGCTCTGATGACACTACGGATTTTCAAACGTTATTCACAGATTCTTACAATTCAGCACTCACAAGACTTGATGGAGATAAATCAGCAACTAATGCTTTATTTCTTAGATCTACTCAACAACACGTTATCAATCAGCTTAACTTACAGACTGAGCAAGGTTTAGCGAATGCTGAAGACATCATAGAAGCTGTATATGACCAAGATGAATTTAACGTTGGTGGTAAGCCTATATTTGATACACAAGAAGGTGCAAAGATCGAAGGTGAACTTAGAGCTAGTTTAAATAACAGTAGAACTAATTTACCTGTTCTTATTGAACAACGTGCTCGAAAGACTTTAGACGAATACTACTTTAAATACTTCCAAGCTGAAGGTGACTCAAAGAAGTTACAAGAGGTTGACGAAGAGTTTGATGAATTACTTGCTGAAATACCACAAGAAGAAGCAATGAGATTACGCTTATTGAACGAAGGTAGAGAGCAACTAAAAGTAAATCCTGCTTTATTTAGAGAAGAAGCATTTACTAAGTTTTACAAAAGTATACCTAATAACCCCGAGCTTGATTTTAGTAATGACTTTGTAATATCAAATATTGGCGAACTTGGGTTGGAGCAAGAGCAAATAGAACTGTTTTATAAGCGTAACGCTGATGACAAGTATGCTTTAACTCCTTTAGCTTATAGTTTAAGCTCAGAGTTATATACATTGTATGATAGTGAGTATCGACGCTTAGCTAGAGAAATCTTCGACGACAAAACTTTAAATGTTGATGAAAGAGAAGCTAGAGTAAAAGAAGCTCAAATTATAGCTAAACAAAGAGCTGACAAACAGTTAGTTAATTTAATTAAACAAAAAGCTAAGGTTAAAGAAGAAGTTATCGGTTTATCTGAAAAAGAACAATCTAAATGGTTAAACCAAGGATGGACACCTGCTCAAGTTGCTGAGCTTGACCTTATAGAAAACGAAGAGGATAAAGCAGAGTACATCAAAGAAATTACAGAGATAAATGAAATAACGACTGATACCTTTGAAAGAGAAGAAGGTGCATTGAAAATTAAAGGAGGTTATAATAAAAATAAACTTACCAAAAATTGGAAAGAGTCTTTAACAACACAAGACCAAGCCTTTAAAGATGACCAAAATTTTATAGATAATTGGTTTTCATTAACAATGGGTGGTCACTTTTCGAGAGCTGAAAATAATAGAATACCTCAGTTAATTAGGAAAGGTAAACGCCAAGAGGCTTTAGAGTTTATTTGGTCACGTAAGGAAGTTACCGGTTTTACTGAAGAAGAATTAATTAGTGGTATCGTTGATATTAATACCGATTTACCTGCTCCACGACGTCTGTCAAGAGGCACAATGAATCCCGATGCTGATCCACTTGATAGACAACGTAAAATTACTGTTGAAAGTATTTTAATTCAAGATAGAGATGTAGCCGGTGACCCTAGAAAAGCTACACTTGGAGAAATACCAATTACCTTAAAAGGTGGTATGAAAGCTACGGTTGAAGCGTTAAGAAACGACGACGTCGAGGCTTATGCTAAAATAGCCGAAAAATATGGTATGGACGCTCAAGAACTCTTTAACCTACAAAAGAAATATTTTATCGATCACAAATTTATTAATGAATAATTATGTCTAGTTACTCACAGTTATCAACAACAATTACATCTGCAACACGTGGTGGGGCAAGAGCCGACATTGAGAAAAAGGAAAAGAAACCAAATTTACTTGCTGATTTAGCAATGTCTGTACCAAGAGGTGTAGAAGGTGCAGTTCAAGGTGTTTATAATCTTGCTGATACCGTAGCTTTTGATGCTTTACCGGATTATGATAAGCGTGTCTTAGGACGTTCACAAACTGCTGTAGGTGGTTTAGCTGAGGGTATTGTTAACTTTGCTACAGGATTTATTCCTATTGCCGGACAAATAGGTAAAATAGGTCAAGTATCTCGTTATGCTAAAGCAGGTATGAAAAGCCCTAAAATTGCTAAAGCAGGTAAACAGCGTAAGATAGCAAGTGACATAACTTCGGGTATGATTACTGACTTTACTGTATTTGATGGTCAAGAAGATCGTTTATCTGACTTAGTTCAAGGTACACCTTTAGCTAACCCTGTTAATGAGTTTCTTTCTAACAAAGACGAAGACGGACAAATCGAAGGACGTTTAAAGAATGTTCTTGAAGGTTTGCTAATTGAAGGTGGTGTACGAGGACTTGCAGGTTCGTTCATGACCGGTGTTAAGTACATTAAGAAAGGTAAAGAAGCTAAAGAAAATAATGACGCTGAGGGCCTTGCTAAGATATTCGATGAATTTTTAGCTGAAAGTGATAAGTTTTCAATGATTGACAAGGACATCCAAACCGGAGTTGCTTTCAATAAATGGTTACGTAATGACTTTCAAACCCAAATTGATAAGGGCATTGAAGAGAATCAAATTGATTTATATTCTATAGTAGGACGTTATCTAAACTCTGAAGAAGGTAAAAGTAGTTTATACGCTCCTATGTTCCGACATCTGTATGAGAACGCAGAGATGTCGTTGAAGACTACTCACTTTAATGGTTTTAGAGACTTAAAAGGTAAAGCAGGAGCTACCTTCTTTCCCGACACTAGAAGTGTTACAGTTGCAGA